TAATTACAATAAAAAAGATTTAGAAACTAAAGCTAATTCTGAAGCTAGTGCTAAACTAGCAAAGAGTATTACTTCTCTTAAAGATAAAACAAGTAAACAAGGATCTAATAAAGAAACTGATTCTATCTTAGATGATGTACTATTTTTTGGATCATAATTAAAAACGTAAAACAAAAATAAATATAATAATAAAAAATGGCAGAATTACAAATTAATCAAAGTGCTCTTCCTAGAGTATTCTCCACTAAGAGTACCTCTGGGTTAACTGACCTTAATCAACTGGATCACTTGTTTGCAAGAGAACCTGAGAAGATGGGTCTTGTAGTATCCTATCTTGTTAATAAGACTATGCGTAATCCTTTGCAGTGTATCACTGATGCAGTTGGAAGGATGGAGACTAGGACTATTGAAGATATTAGATATACTTGGGATGTTCAAGGAACAAACAAAAAAATTGTTAGAATTGTAGAATCTCCTTCTGCATCTGTAACTAATGCTGGTATAGGTGGTGTACCTGTAACTGTTATCTTAGATGATAAATGGTTTTCAGAAGTAGATGTTGTTAGAACTGATAAAGGTAATGAAGTACACATCTCAGGTGAGCCTGTAGAAGTAGAAAATGGATTTAGATATAAATTGGTATTTGCTGACGCAGGTAGGTATTTTGATCCTTCTGAGATTGCTGTAGGAGCAGGTCTTACCAGATCTTATTCTCCTGTAACTGAGCTTTCTGATAGAGGTGGTAAAACTGAGTTCTATGGAATGAGTAAATACTACAATATCATGACTAAGATGAGAAAAGAACACGCTTACTCTGGAGATGCTATTGCAACTAAAACTGTAATTCAACTTCCTAAAGGTGATGGTACTTTTGCTTCTACTTGGTTAGATTGGGGTAAATGGACAGCTATGACTCAATTCTCTCAAGAAATTGAACATGCTATGTTGTATGGACAATTCTCTGAAGGTACTCTTAAAGGACCAAATGGTAAACCTATTATCATGGGTGCTGGGTTGAGACAACAAATTTCTAAAGGTAATATTAGATACTACAATAAGCTTTCTTATGATTTCTTAATGGCTTATTTAATGGATCTTTCTTATGCTTCTCAAACTTATGGTGGTGCTACTAAATTCATGGCTCTTACTGGAAAGCAAGGTATGATTGAATTTGATAGAGCCATTCAAGAAAAATATAAAGGTTTAGGTATTGTATTCTCTGACAGTAAATTTGTTACTGGAAGTGGTATGAACTTGTCTTTTGGTTCTCAGTTTAAAACTGTTCAATTCCCTAATGGTATTGAGTTGACAGTTGGTGAATGTCCTCTTTATGATGATATTAACATTAACAGAGAGCGTCACCCTCTTACTGGATTTCCTGTAGAGTCTTATAGATTTACTATTTTTAACATTGGTGATAATGCTTCTGGAAGTAACTTTGTTAAGATTGTTAGAAAAGGAAGAGAGAACTTGAGCTTACAAGTAGATGGTTTTGTTGATGCCTCTGGTGCTTCTAAAACTAACTTCTCTAAAGCTGCTTCTAGTTTGGATGGTGTTAAGATTGATATGTTAACTGAGTTTTCAGTTATGTTAAAAGACCCATTGTCAGCAGGTGAGCTCATACTTTCTATTTAACTAGTTGCTAATCAATAACTTATGAAATTAGAATTTATCATTAATTAATACTATATTTATCTTATGAAAAACCAAATATATAAAATAGTAAATTTAGTTAATGGTAAATTCTACATAGGTTTATCTGTTAATGGTGGGATGAAAAGATATTGGAAACATATGTCTGAAGCAAGATGTGGAAGTCCTTTTCCAATACATAAAGCAATTAGAAAATGGGGAGAAAGAAATTTTGAACTATATATATTTCATACTCTAGAAGAAGGTAAAGATCCTAAAGAGCTTTATGATTTAGAAAAGCATTATATTGCTTTACACAAATCAAATGATAAATTTATAGGATATAATTTAACTGCTGGAGGAGATGGTACTATTGGAAGACTTCATTCAGATAAAACAAAAGATAAAATTAGACAAAGAGCAATTGGGAGAAAAGCAAGTGAAGAAACTAAGGCTAAAATGAAAGCTTCAGGTTTACAAAAAACATCATCAGGTAAAACTGCTAATAGGCCAATCAAAGCATTTAAAAATGGTATTTATTTAGGAGAATATAATTCTATGACTCAAGCATCTGCTGATTTAAATGTTTCTGTAGAAGGTATTAGAGGATATTTTGATAAATGTTGGAAACAAATTAAAGGGTATACTTTTGAAAAAATTAATAAAAACGAAGAAAATTTCCATGTTGTTGACAATTAATAGGGAGCAGGAATTTCTTGCTTCTTATTTTTATTAATACTACATTTGTAAAAAATTAAAAACATATAAAATAATATAACAATATGAAATATAAAATTAAAAGAATTTCCACTTTTAAGTGGGGACCAGAAATTGATGGTAAAAGACATTTTGAGGTGGATAATAGTAAAATTACTATTACTGCAGGATTAGATAGAGTTGGTAATTTTAATACAGGATTATCTAAAACTGATGAAGAAAGATTTGAAAAAATGAATTCTAAACCAGAAGGTTATTATAATAACAGAAGTAATTTTTGGTGTGGTGGGGAATTATTTGGAAGTGTAGTAGAACCTTGGGTTTATACACATATTACAGATACAGGTTCTGATGGATTTGATAAAGGTATTACTTTAGATACTAGTATTCCTGAAGAAGAATTTAAAGTACTAGTTCTCTTAGCTCAAAAACAAGTTAATACTAAAGATAGAAAATCTTCTGATGCTGTATTAGAATTAGAATCATTAGAAGATAAAATTGATGAAATTGTAGAATTTAGAAGTCTTAAATCTAAAGCATATTCTATCTTTGATCAATTGACAGAAGAGTCTAAAAGAAAATATTACACTATGCTAGAAGGTAAATCTTCTAAAGGTATTATACTTAAAACTTTAGATTTTGCACTTAGTAATTATATTGAAAGCCCTACTAAAGTTAAAAGATTTATTGATTTAGTTACAGATGCTTCTGTAGATGAAAAGTTTAAATACCAACAATTAGTAGATGCTAAAGTTATTGAAAAGTATGGTAATAAATTTATTTATGAAGGTAAAGAGTTAGGTAGAAATTTACATGAAGTGTTTTTATTCTTAAATGAAAAGAAAAACTCAGAACTTAGATCTGCTCTTATGAAACAATATTTGGCTTCTTATGAAGAAGTAGTATAAGTATGATACAAGATTGGCATACACAAATAAAAGTAAAAACTAATTCTCTAGACAAGCAGTCTTTTACTAGACTGCAACCAGAGATAGTAGATATATTTATCAATGATGCTATAGATCTATTTGTAAAAACTAGATATGTTAATTTTGAAACTACTCAAAAAAGGTCTGATGAATTAAATCCTTTAATTTCTGAACCTACTTCTTTAGAAATACAAGAAAAGGACGGTTATTATAAAGCAATTTTACCATCAGATTATTTTTTTCATTTGACTTCTGATTGTAAAATTAAAGTAGGTACTGCAGAAGGATCTGTATTTCTTAAGAAAATACAATTAGATGATAAAACTAAAGTATTAAATGATCCTTTTAATGTACCTGATGATATTGAGGTAGCTTTTAGTTTTCAAAATGATAGTATATTTTTATATTCTAAATATCCTGTAACTAAATTCATCTTAACTTACTTAAAAAGACCTATTAAAGTAGATTATAGAAATAATGTATCTTCTGAATTTGATGGTAAATCAGCAGAAAAAGAAATTATTAATTTAGTTGTAACAAAATTATTAGAGAATTACGAAAGTTCTCGTATAAATACACAAAGCAAAATCCCTATTGAGTAATAGGGTAATTAAATAAATCGTTAAATAAATAAAAACAAAAAACAAAAATGAATTATTCACACAAAATTGTGATGGTGTCTGATGGTGTTAACATTGGTACAGACTTAAGTAATGTAGGAGTAGGTGATATTCTTATGTTAGATAAAGATTATGCTGCTATTGCTACTTCTGTAGCTGCTGGTACTGCTGGATCTACTGATGCAGAAATTCAAATAGTAACTAAAAATGCTAAGAAAAATGTTATTGCACACAAAATTAAAAGATCTAATGTAATATCTGCCCAATATTCTGCAGGAACAGAAGCTACTCAAAAAGTACAAACTATTGGATTTAATGGAACTTCAGGTTCTTTAGTATCTGATACAGGTGTATTTTCTACTGCTTCTAAAGCATTTGGAATTAACTTTGTAGTTAATGAAGATTATCGTCAGTTACCTCAAAAATTATTGAATGTAATGGGATCTTATCAAACTGCTCCAAGTGGAAGTACTCAGTTTGAGGTAGTATCTTATATCTACAGACAATTGATTAAAAATGAATTGCTTGCTCCTCTTTCTCCAATGCAGATTGCTAAAGTAGAATTGCTTCATAATAATGCTGGTGCAGCTATTGGTGCTGCTGCTGATACTGTAGTAGGTGCTGCAGGTAGTAGAACTGTAACTGTTACTGATACTGCTGCTAATGCTTCTGTAACTGCTATTCCTGTAGGAAGTTTATTTAGAGCTGGGACAGCAACTACTGACCCTGTATATGAGGTTGTAGCTTCTACTGTAACTACTTCTGGCGGAGTTCTTACTCTTAATACTCCTTTGCTTGCTGCTGTAAATTTAGTGGGTAATACTTCTGAATTTATCACTACTGCTGATGTATTAACTGGTAACTTTGGATTTAGATTTACTGGGGTTGCATTGCCTATTACTAATAAATTTGATAACTATTCAGTTGTAGATTTTGATGTATTTGCTAATCTTGGATTTGCTTCTACTACTACTAAAACTACTATTACTGCTAAATCTTTAGGAGTTGGGGTAGGTGCAGATGTCTACAGACAAGAAATTAAATTTTACTCTGCTGAAAATCCTACTGTTAACTTTAGAGATTTTCCTCAAGATGATTTGGCTCTTAATGCTACTA